CGGTAGCGGTATCAACCCGCGTGGCATGGCCAGCGGTGCAGAATGGAAAAACGCCAAGTGGAAACGAACATCGAGCGGCAGGGTGCTGTGCATTGTCGGTCCGCGCTCCGGTTACAAGGTCACAGCATGGAATCCATTTATAAACAAACTGGTAACGCACGATCCCAAGCAATATGCCTGGTGGCTTGAGAAAGGTCACATCCTGAAGGTTCGCGGCGTGAACACCGGTAAGAGAGTAAAACCTTACCCATTCCTTCGACCAGCATTCGCAGCGACACAAGGTCAGGTCAGAACTCTAGTCCGAAATAAACTGCGGGACCAAGTCGCCAAGCTGGTGGCTTCACGATAGGAGGCATCATGTCCGTATTCGGCAAGGCTATCCGAACGTATTTGACCGGACAAACAGGTTACGCCGCAACTATCCCTGGTGGTATTTCGCCAGAGATTGCGCCAGCCGGTTCAACTCTGCCGTTCATCGTCTACACCGGCAGCGAAGATACGCCAGTTTTGCGCCTCGATGGAACCACAGTCGCACGACAAGCCAGCGTGAATCTGGTCGTCACCGCTGAGACGCGCAGCGAATGCGAGTCTGTGACCGCATGGCTACGCACCCAGTTGGAACAGGGAACTTGGGTTGGCCTGACTAATCCAAAAATCTTTTTCTGGCGGGTGATTAGCCAGTCGGATGTATCCGAGGTGATACTCGACGGTTCCGATGAGTCCATTCGGTTGGTTAATTTACAGGTAGATGGCGCTTATATTTAGGAGGTGATTCCATGCCAGATCCAGTGTTTGCCGTTGGCACGACGGCAGCCTATGTGCCGGTTGCTGGCGGCACTTCCGTCACGATGACCGGACTCACCGCCATTGGTGGCAACACCAAGCAGCGAGCGGTAGCCGATATTACTCTGCTGAGTGATACGACCATGAAACGCCGGCCAGTGCGGACCGATCCCGGCACCGTCCAATTCACATTCCAGCTTCAAGACACGGCAACCGCAACCAACGAATGGACAGGCCTAAACACCATTCTGGTTGCTGGCACACTGATCACGGTCACGGTAAACATGCCTGGCGCTTTTGATTCTACACCGCTGTACACATTCAGCGGCTTCATCAGTGAGCTGACCACGCCAGAACTAGGTGCCAACGATACGACGGTAACCTACACCGCAACCATGACGCTGACAGCCTAATGCCAAGCGCAGTCATGGCAGCCGGCACCAAGGTATACACCCGCGCAAGCGGTGTGGGATCCTATGTCGAGTTGCCATATGTGCTGGGTTTGACTGGTAGCACAATCACTAGGTCATTCAGCGACAACACCGCTGCTAGTGAAATGACTTTGTCCAAACACATTGGTAGAGTTGATCCCGGCACCGTGTCGATCACGATGCATTTGGAAGACACGGCAACCGCCAGTAACACTTACAGCGGTTGGCGAGTCGGCCTGACTAACGCCAGCAGCTACGACCTTCGCTTCGAAATGCCGTATCTGCCTGCAACACCACTGCTGGAATTCACCGGCGTGAAACTGGCCAGCGTTTCAGGAATCGACCTGTCTAGCACTTCCGGTCTAATTACCTACACCATAACCTTTCAACTCTAGGAGGCTTTGTGCTGACCCGCGACAGTTTCAAGCCATACGCTCTGCTCAAACGCGAGCGCGTCGAGATCCCCGAGCTAAATGATTTCGTCTATGTCCGCGAGCTTTCCGCAGGCGAAGCGCTGGAGTTTCGCGAGAAAATCAGCGATGGCGAAAAGTTCGAGTCTCTGGTTTTGCCAATGCTGGCCAAAGTCATCGTCGATGAAAAAGGCCAACAGATCTTCAATCCATCAGATACCGATCTAATCGGTAAATCATTCCCTCTGCATGTGATGGAAACCATCGCAGCGAAAGCACAGCAACTATCGGGTTTAGGCGGAACACCGGAAAAAAACTAAGCGCCCAGCGCCGTTTCATGCTGGCGCTGGCCGGTCACTTGGGACGGACAGTCGCAGAACTTGAATCGACGCTGGGAGCTAACGAGCTAAACGATTGGATAGCGCTTGCGCAGCAAGAACCATGGGGACCATACAGGCTGGATACGCTCGCAACGCTCGGCTGGTCGTATTCGGTGATGGCAGCACACCTGAAGGATCCAGCAGAAACGGCACGGCGAATATCGCTGCCATGGTGGACAGAACGACCTGCTGACGAAGTGCGGCAGGTAACACCCGAGGAAATGCGTCTGGCGCTATTGTCGCTAGGTGCCAAACCAGTGGAAAGGTCCGATGGCTGAATCGATTTCCAATCTGGCGATATCGGTCGCGCTGGACGGCTCACGAGCCGAAAGCGGACTGAACAAGATCGCCGACAAAGTGGAGGACTTTGGCAAACGGATGTCCACCGTTAGCCAGATTGGCGCGGGCTTGGGTTCGGTACTAGGCGCATTCAAGTTTGGAATATTTGCGGCGGCTGGCGCAGGCGCGGTTGGCATGATGCGAAATCTGGCCAGTAGCGCTAGAGAAGCATTATTGGCCAATGAAGCGCTTGAATTTAGCCAGGTGGCCGACCAAGGTTCACTGATGCAGGAACCTAAATGGCTAGGCTCCATGACCGGCCAGATGGCGCTTTTGTCTGAGTCGTGGGACAACCTAATAGTCCGCCTGGCTGAACCATTTGAGGGCGTGATCAAAGAAGGTTTAGCAATCATGCGTGGCGTGTTTGAGGGTTTAGCCGTCACTGCCGAGGAAATTGCCAAGGCATTTGGCTGGGTTCGAGATGATGATGGCAATTTTGAATTCCTGCAAAATGTCTTCAAGGTGGTTCGTGATTACACCATTGACATCGCCAAGGCGCTTACCGGTGGCGTGAAGTATTTCGTCGAAGGCATTGCCAAAGGCATCGATGAGCTACGAAAAATAACCAACCCGGGCGCTCTCAATCAGGCATGGAACCAGGTTCTATTGGATCTCGGATTGCGAAACCGCAAAGAATTCAACGAGGCGATGCGCGGCAACGCTCAGCAATTTAACGCCAACGAAGGCGGAGGACTGGCAAACTTTCAGGCTGGCCTGGAAAACTTTGCGGCAAGTCTTGGCAATCTCCAAGGCAATCTACAGGCGGCCAAAGGTGCTGAGCGCGCGCCGCGCCTAGGCATGGGCAAAGACCAAGCAGCACCAGAAAATATATTTGCGCAAGCACTTGAACGCGGTTCGGTCGCTGAGTGGGAAAGTCGGATGCGTGACCGGTTCAGCACGCAACAAAACAACCCGCAAGAAAAGATCGCCGAAAATTCCGACAAGATGGTTTTCATTTTGGGTGAAGTGGCACGAGGGATCGAGGCTAGCGCTACTAGATTTCTCCCTGGCCTGCTTGAATTCGGAAAGGGATTGTAAATGGCATATGTCAGCTTTAAAGAATTGGCTGGCAAATCCGGCTCGGTCAATTCCAGTTTTCAACGCCAGTACACACGGCAATTCCGCATCATCACCGACGATGCGACGGCTGGTCCGTTTTACGCCGGCAGCCATCCCAGCCTGCCGTTAATATTCAGCGTTTATCCAGAAGATGCCAAAGCGTTTTGCGTTTCACTAAGTCCGGTGCAGGACGGTGACAATCCCTTAGCGTGGACGGTCACAGCGCAGTACGCCTACGCCATGGATGCTTGGGTAGGTGGAGGTGGCGGCGGCGGCGGTGGTGGCGGTGGTGGAATGATGGCCACAGGTAATCCGCAAATCGACACCCAGCAAAAAGGTCAGCCACCAGCCAGCAGAGTTTCCAATCCGCTTTCGAGACCAAGAGACTACACATTTCAGACGATCAATGTCGGCCAACGTGTGGTTGAAAAAGATGTGGTCACAGACGAGCCAATCGTGAACACTGCTGGCGATCCTATTTCGCCACCCTACATGATTGACATCCCAGCCATCGCTATCACTATTGGTTTAAACAGCACCAGTGCGCCGGGTGACGGCTGGGTTTCTGCACTGGGTAAAATTAACACCAACACACTGACAATAGGTAGTTGGATAATAGCCGCCAAGCGGGCAAGACTGCGTGGGATTTCAGCAAATTTGGTCTACGAGGAAGGCCTTAGCTACTGGCGATGGTCAATTAATTTTGAAGTGCGTTACAGTTGGACTTGGGATTTGCGGTCGGTCGGACTGGAGGCCAAGCAATATGCCAGGGACGCTGCCGGTAACCAGACCACCGTCAAAGGTCCGATCAAAAAAAACGGCAAATACATCACCCAGCCTGTCGGCTTGGATGCTCAAGGATTCGTAGCGGAAAACACCGAAGCGGCTGGAGTCTGGACCGACAACGCTGCGCAATTGTCTTTTGATGTGGTGGCATCAACAACTTTTCCGAGTCCGCTCTAATGCCACCGGAAGTCGGGTTTTCCCTATCCAGCGAATCAGCCGAACGGCTGGCCACCATGCTGCGCGCATTCGAGGGCGGCAGACTGGCGCCCAGATTTGGCGCAACCGAAGACAGCTATATAAGCCAACCGGGTGACGGCATCGACTTTGTCCAGGTGACAGGAACAACCACGCCGGCAGGTGATCACACAGGCAAGATCGTCTGGTGGGATAACAACAACAACGAATGGCGCACGGACTACACGGAAATCATCATTCGTGAACCTGATGGAAAAACATTGCCTAACGGTAAGTACATTGGAAAATTTATGTATCACAAACTAATCAGCGGCACCACCACCAAAGATGTTTATGTGACAAGTTCAGGACCGATCCTGTCAATTCAGGTGGTGACCGACATCACCTGTGTTTCTGGAGTGCTGACGGTCACTAAGAAAACGCTACACATTCCCGGCGGTAGGTCTACCTAATGGCAGCATCCGCAACGGCAATCGCTGAACCGTTTTCACCGACAACGGCGACGGTGTCTCAGCCGAGCGGAACCGCGACCGCTGGAGCAACAGTTACTAGCGGTGGCGGATCTTTTACCAGCTATAGTTCCAGCGGAACTACTGGTGGAGCAACGGCAACAACTTCAACCGGTTCCAGCACAGCAACCCTTACCTGTTCAAATTGCTGCTCATGCGGTGGCCACCTTTTAAGTTTGTTTGGGCCAAGCGGTTATTGTCCTGGTCTAGCAGATACAAGTGCGCCAATCGAATTAACTATCACCTACACATCGACACCTAGGGCAGCCTATTCCTATTTGGGAACAAAAACTGTATCGGTAAAAGGCACCAGTAATTTAAGCTGGCCATCAAGCATTGTGGGCAACTGCAATTACTACAATGGCCTAGCTCTGGTTGATGAGCTGGGATACTCGCCGTCTTTTTGCTACCCGTCAAGCTGTCAAAATCCTAGTTATAGAGGTACACACATTAGTTTTGATAATTCTTACCCACCTAAAGCTTTTGCAAGTTCTGGATACCAAAGCTACACCTACGCAAATGGGCCAACTTGGTTTGGAATTCAAGCCCCGTTTTATTCAGGTGGTGGATACAGTTATGACAACATCACTCTTACAATTGGAGTTGTTCCAACAGGTCCGAGTTTAAATTTTTATTTTCCAACTCCAGTTGCTCCAACATCCCATTCTTGTTCGCCATTTTCATTGACTTATTCGGGCGAAATTTATTATGTCTCATACAGAACAATCATTGGAATTCCAAATATTACCAAAGGAAATGTCATTGCAGATGTGACAGCTACGGTCACTTTCTAAAATGAACACCAAACCCTGCCCACTCAACCCAACCGCCTGCGAATGCCGGGTGTGCTACCTCTACCTCACCAACCCGGAATACAACCGCCTCTGGGGCGGCAACGGCATTGATCCAGCATTTCGCAAGCTATGGATCACCCGAACCACCACGCCATGCGTTCACTTGGGCGAAGCCATCGAGGATCCAACAACCTGCGGATGCGGCGTGGCGGTGCTGCGTTCGTGTGCTATCCATGGCCAATGCCGAAAGATTGGCCATGCTAAATCCAGTGAGGCCATCTGTTCGACCTGTCCAGACTGGATGGCTAAAGGTGTCTGAGTTCGCCGGGTTATTTAAATTTGAGGTATGACACCCGCCATACTTTTCCTGCTGTTCGCTGATATCAAGGCACCGCCGGAGGTGCGCACGCCGTGCAACCGATTGGCGCGCGTCGAGGTGGTTTCTACCGGCAAAAACACAATCCTGATCCCACCAGCCGGCGACTGTGACGCATTCCAAGAGGTCGCCGCCAACGGCAAACTTTCATTCCGGGTGATCTGCTACACACCAGGGAAATACCGACTCACATTTGTCACCGCGTCTGGAGATGTGCCCGAGTACGCCACCACCGATATCATCGCTGGTGATCTGCCTGCACCTGTGCCACCAGTGCCACCAGTTCCAACACCGGACGATATAACCAAGGATCCGCTGTACCAAGCACTGGCCAGCATCGTTGGCGGTTTGCAGGAATCAGACCAACAGAACAGCCTAAAGACACTGGCGGAACTCTACCGCCAAGGCGAGGTGATGGCCGGCCAGCACGCAACGCTTGGCGCATGGACTGGCGCGCTAAGACTACTCAGCCAGCAGGCCGGCATCGGCAACAAGCTGATGACGGTCAGGCAGCGCATAGCTGACGAATTGTCCAGCTCACTGGGAACTGATCCGGCGGCCAACCTGGCGGGGGGACTCGGCGCAAGATGTGCCGCGCAGTGCCGCCGGATCAGCCTAATCCTAAATACCTTGGCGCGGTGAAAACATGGCTGAGGTCGATCAGAATTTTGGTTGGATCGAGGATCCCGCAGCGGTCGAAGAGATCGTTGCCGGCCTACCTATGCCAACATGGGGAGACACGCCAGCCAGCGCAGTGGACGAGGCCAGCCTACCCGACGAGGTGTTGGGATGGCAGGCATGGGCGAAGGCCAGCGGCACGCCATGGCCTGAACTGTCTCAAGGTTCTGTCGGCTCCTGCGTTTCGTTCGGAACCAGTCAAGCGCTAATGCTCACGCAGGCCGGAGAAATAATCGCAGGTGATGCAGAGGAAGCACGCATTCCGTGCATGGAAGCAATTTATGGCGGCTCCCGCGTTGAGATCGGCGGTGGAAAAATATCCGGTGATGGTTCCATCGGCGCTTGGGCGGCAGAGTGGGTGCGGCGCTGGGGAGTAATAGCGCAGGGAATATATGGCGCATACGATCTGACCAAATACGACCAGACGCGTTGCCGTGACTGGGGAAAAAAAGGCGTACCGACTGAGATCGAGGACATAGCCAAGCGCCATCCAATCGGCAACTGCACACTGATTACATCGTTCAGCGATGCGGTGTCAGCACTTGGCCAAGGCTATGGGATACAGGTCGCCAGTAACCGAGGATTCGGCCTTAAGCGACCGGGTTTGTTCATCGTGAACAGTTATGGATTCAGCAGCACGACCGGTCCTAAATCACACCCAGACGCGCCAGCATCCGGTTGGTGGGTGGATGCCGAGGTAGCTGATGGAATGCTGAAACAGCGGGACAGCTTTGCATTCTCAAAGTTCACCGGGTTCCCGGCTCGTTCCATTAACTGGCTGATTTGAGGACCGCCATGGATGCCATTCAATTCATCAGGGAGTTTGGTTTGCCAACCATGGGACTCTGTGTCGCCGGCTACGCGTTTTGGCAGTGCTGTTCCTGGATTGCACGCGAGCTAATTGTTCCGCTGCGTGATCGGCATTTTGCATTTCTGCATTCACTCGAAAGCACGCTTGCTGTCCTGGCTAAAACACAGCAGCAACTTGGCACCGAGATTGAGCGCATCACCGACATGATTCAAGGTGGTCAGTTTAAAAAACAGGATAAAGAATAATGGCGAGTCTCGTGTACAACTCGTTTTATTACGACTCGTTCACGGGTTCAATTAACTGCGCCTCAAACACATTTAAATGCTTGCTAGTAACCAGTAGTTACACAGCAGATAAAGCGCACGACAAGCGCGATGACATCACCAACGAAGTCTCGGGAACCGGATACACCGCAGGCGGAAACGCTGCCACCTGCACAGTTGCCGCAGTGGACAACGCCAACAACGATGTGGAAATAACATTCAGCATCACAAGTTGGACGACCAGCACAATCACTGCACGCGGCGCGGTGATCTACAGAAGCAGAGGCGGCGCATCGAGCGCCGACGAATTGGTCTGCTTTATCGATTTCGGCGCAGAGATTAGCAGTAGCGCGGGAACTTTTGCAGTCACGATGAATGATCCGATTAAAGTACAGAACTAGGAGGAGTAATGGCTAAGAGTACCAACCTGAATTTCACGCAGGAAATCGAGGTGGTCGGCAAGCGCCTGACCTCCAGCGATACCACCAGCTATGTGACCTTGTACACTTCGGCAACCAATGATTCCGTGGTGAAAAGCATCACAGTCACCACCACGGATACATCAGCGGTAAACCTGAAGATTGCCATCAGTGATGGCACCACTGATTTTCTGCTTGGCACAGTGCGGGTGGCGCTGGCCAGTGGCACCGATGGTGCGGCGGCTAGCGTTGATATTCTGGGGTCTAGCCTGTTGCCAGGGCTGCCAAGAGATTTGAACAATCGGACTATATTGCCGCTAAAGAATGGTTTCATTTTGAAGGTTGGCTGTCTGGCCACCATGACAGCAGCGAAACAAACGGACATTCTAGCAGTAGTGGAGGAATACTAAGATGGCTGACCAGCACAGCAGTTTTGTAGAAGGTTTGACGAGTCCAGCGGATAACCAAGTGGCCATCACGCCATCGGACAGCACGGACTTGGCTTTTGTTTCTAGAGCCATTTGGGTAGGTGGTGCAGGAAACATAGTAATCACTCCAGCCGCTGGCGGATCAAGTGTTACTTACACCGTTGCCGCTGGAACTATT